CAGGAATGTCACTAATGTCCTCAAAGAATTCTCATCACACTGAATCAAGTCACCAGAATCACGAGATTGTTCATAACAAGCGTCATGATACATAGCAGCTCGGTCGAGCGCATTAATAGGTACAGAGCCCCAATTAGAGCCCCACCCAAGATAGTTATAGCCAGGAATCATCTCAAAAATAGATGGTATATACAATACTAGTTGTATGGGATACCCCACTAGTAAGGGGACTGTTCATCGGTGCCGAACCGATTACCCGTGCAGTCTCTAGGCATTTGATTAGCTACGGAATCCGTATTTGGGTAATTACCGGCACCGACCCCAAACATCTAAAATGATCTCACGTTGGTGGTCCAGTTGAACGCATATTGCTCGCGTTCCGCTGGACTATACAATGAGGCAATACTCGGGTGCGTTAGTGGTGCCAATTCGTGGATGCTATTGAAGTATTCTTCCAGTTCAATCTGCAATCCCACGCTAATGCCAAAGCATTCTTCCATAAAGCACCGATCATCTCCAATGATCTGTGGTTGGGCTATCATATCCCACGTGGCCCCTTCCAGCACCATTTCCGCCTTATAGGGATCGTCAAAGCGCCAAACAACCTCATACGAACTCAACAAACATAAAAGGCGGTAGGCTAACACACTCGTGATCGGATTATTGGGAGCCTCAAAGTACATTGAAAAGGCTTTAGCCTTCAACAGGCCCAACCGATAAGCATCACCACGAAGACAATCGCGCGAAAAGGACCAACCAATCTTAGCGATCATCTTACCAGGATGGACGATATTGTGCTTTGTAGTCGGACAGATGTACAATGAACAGAACCCAGCATGACAAATGTCACTGACCACAACACACCGCACGTTCATACCAAACTCCTCCCAAAAATGTTCATCGGGGATCCCAGGCCCATTGAAAGCAAAAACACCATCATCACCCTCAATAATAGCGATGATGTCGGTACACCCAAACAGCGCCAAACCGCACATCATCACACAATAATTCGTGAAACCATTTCCAGATGATGTCCACATATCACCGGACATACGTGCACCACGTATCTTCAGACTCAGTAGGTCAGACGCACAACGTCGAACACCACTTACTTGGTTGTAGAAAAAATCCGCCCTATCACCCGGACCATTGAGAGCCCTATACAGAGCATACTCACATGCGCGAGCGATTGGGACAGTCACATGAGCCTCAAAAAAAGAGTGGTCAGTACTTATCATAAATTTCCGCTGATTGACTGGTCCAAAAAGATCAATCAAGAATCGCCCCCTATCACGAACAGGAACATGCTTTATAAAGGGACAATACCCGGAAATTTGATGGTGAAATAGAAACTCATCCATACGTTTGACACTTGGTCCAAGAACACACTTAACCAGATCAGATGGTGCGTTGATAAACCTAGGTGCCTTAAATGTTGGATACCACTCTGGCTTAATATGCATCTTATAATGAAGACAACCAAAGTTCTGCTGAGTCTGCAGACTCCAGATAGGGTCCAGAAAACTAATATCCTTGTATACACGAGGAAAGTCAACCGGATCCACACTACGGAGCTGTTTTTCACGGCGATATTGATCTGACACCTTGATGAAGTCTACAAGCCGGTTGAAACCATAACTAGTCGTTGACCACCACCACCAAAACATTTCCGAGTCATTCATTGGACAGTCAAGAGTATGAAATTCGCGGAAAATCAAACCCTGTACAAACTCTTGAAGCAACCTCAGATTGACCGGCGTTATCGGTGGTGGCCTACGAGCAAAGCGCAATCGAGCAGCAGTATAATGGTTTACATAACAATGACTTGCAGGAACCATCATCACGATGTTCGGGACATAAAACCAGAGAGAATACGCACGCCTTGTCTCAGTCTTGACAATCGCGTGTTTCACCTCCCTAATGGACATTGCTGCTGTGGGAAACTGGTCGGGATCCTTTCCAATAACAGACAAAACATACTTAGTACATTCATAACCCATCAATGTCAAATGCTTGATTCCCATGTCGATAGGTCGAAGGACACGGGCAGAAAGTGGGAATCTCACATGCCGGCTGTCGCCGGCATGTCGACGAAAAAAGTCGACTTCACCATCTGTGGCCCAAATATCGTCTGAACTGGAGAATATTGGGACAATTCAAGCATGCGATTATAGGCAACGGCATACCCCGCTGTGCCCTCATAAACCTGCTCTGTCGCCGCCAGAGGCAGATTCAAGCGCATAACCAAGCGCGCCCGTTCAAGTGCGCTAGAATAATTTCTATAGTTATGAATGTATGACCAGAGTTCCACACTGACCCAATACCTGCGTCTTAACGTAATCCAACGCCCCCACTTAAACATCGTCTCCACCCGTCGAAAGCAGTGGATGTCAGAATTCCGATTCAACAGTGGTGCAGTCCTGTATAAAGATACACGCTGATCACGCGCATAATCAGGACCCTGGAATCCATCAATCTCATTCCAATATACCTCGTGAAGTGGCACCAGACTATGGCTCCACAAACCCGAAACAACGAAGCCACATAAGAACCAACTGCACGCAACAGGGTATAAAGCGTATCGGAACGCCCAATTGGAAATGAAGACAATGTAATGCAAGCACACAGCGAGAAATGTAATATGTATTGCGATGCAAAATAGTGTAAGTACCAGTCTACACCGGAAACTTCCTAAATCAAATCGCAATGGAACAAAAATCACTATGGCAAGCATGCAGAGAATGAAGCAAGTAAGGCCAACCAATACGTAATGGTTGAACCATAGAATAACAACTCCACATGAGGCCATGGCCGAAATCACCGCCAAAACGACCTTCAAAAGAAAAGTGTACGGCGATGGGCCATAAGTCTCAACATAATGGATCTTCCCAACACGACTACTAGGATTACGATCAGCTCGGAAAACAGAAGCAACAGAAGGGTCGATCACATCAAAATAGTGCCCAGCCTGCGTATGCTCACGCAACAAATCGTCAGCATTTCTCGGCGCAGGACCTATAGGTTGAAAGCCAAAGTCATCAACAACAAGTTGGTTTTCAAAAGCGTTCTCCATGGGAAAGAGCAAGAGCAATAACCGTTGATATGATAATCAGTCAAATCAGCGGTTGGTTTGTACTGGCAAAAGACACGCCTACGTGTCCGCGTTGCCGCCTGCACCGTATACAGCGTGATCCCCAAGATCAACGGAGTACACGCCCGCTATCCCTAGCCTGTAGATCTGGGGTCGGGCCAGGTCGGGCAAGGGATAAGAGAGACCCATAGGAGGAAATCAATCTATTGTAGCAGAAGACACTTACGTGTAGAAG